CTGCATCAGGATGGAATATGCATCCATCCTCAGTAGTGTTTGCCAATAATGCTTTATGTTTCTCCGAATTCGGAGTACCTTGTACTGATACAATTACCTTCTTATCACCCTGCTCCCAATGACTACCATGAGAGTTAACGTGATTATTTAATGCCCACCAGCGACCAATTTCCGGAGCCCATTCCATTTTAACACTAGAATCTAACATCCATCTTATGCCCCAACGACTTTCGTCTAATGGGGCTACCCAAAACCCTGGACTATTGCTATGACGTATTGTCATCCTGTAGTTACAAGGTTCAAGCGTGACATCCCTATAATTATCAAGTTTACTCGCATCCATATGTGCCGGACATTCTTTGACCGTTTCTAATAACACTATTGCAGAAATAGCATCAAACGGTAAATTATTAAAATGTTCAACTATCTCAGGGAACATATCTACAAACTCTTTATTCCATCTACTACCAACAATACCATAATCCAACGGAACCATATTAATATGTTCATGCCCACTCTTTGCTCGAATAATCGAGTGGTTCCACGGATAGCCTAACTCCATAGTTGACTGAGTATTGTATATTGCCTTGTTATTATCATGCCATTCTAACAATCTATCAATGACAGGTTGCGATAGCGGTTCAATATCTATATAAGATACCATTTTTAGATTGTTTCTACTTAGCATGAAGTATTTAGTACTTCAGTACTATGTCAACCCAAAGCGGTATCCTCCATTCCAGCAACACGCAATTTCACAATGTTATTGATTTGAAACTGCTTGGCATCCACTGCCTTCATCAATCCAAGGTACTTGTTACGCACCATAGCAAATTCATTGATTAACAGTTGCCATTCAACTACTTCCTTATCGCCGTCTACATATCGATCAGCGTCTCGGCTAGTCAATGCCCTGTTATAGTTTTCAGTGTACTTTCTAAAAGATTCACTTCGTTTCTTTCGTAGCTGTATTCCAAACCACTCAAGCAAGGCTTCGATTTCTTGTAACTGATTAAACCTGTATTCAACGATGCCTGGCATGAGGCGCGAGTTCATTTCTAAATTTCCCTTAAGACTAACTTCTTTACGGGCTTCTAGTAACTGCGCTTCATACCAAGCTATCGCATCAGGCAACCTGGACAAGTCAGTAGTGACTATCCTATACCAATCAGCCATTACTCGTCTTGTTCGCTGTCGTAGTTGTCTTCTTCGTAGTCATCGTCGGCTTCAAAGTCCTCAACTGTGTAAATGTCCTTAATAACACTATCTAGCACTGCATCGTTGCCGAGTAGTTCTTCACTGACACTATCCATGTCATAATGATTTTCTAAACTACGCAACAATGCACTAGCAGCATCATATCGTTCTTTCTTATCAATGTAAGTTTTTACGCTTGTCCAAACATCTACGATTAAATTAACCTCTTCATCATGCAGCATCTTCAATATCCTCCTCAATTGGTTCTGCTGTATTTACTCCAGCTGTCAAATCTCTGAGCATGATATCTGCCATCACTTTATCAAATAGTTCGTTAGTCCAACCTTTGCGCATAGCTTTAAAGATTTCACCGTCTCTAGTTGTATACAAGTAACTGTTGCCTTCACGCTTCAAACTGCCGCGTTCTTCAAGCAAATCAAACAAGCCACTGTAAGGACTCATACCTGTTGCATATGGGATCTGTACATGAACTGACTCGAATGGCTTTGCATAACGAGTTTTCATAATCTTACAACTAGCACGGATACCGTTAACTGTTGTAGTCTTATTGCCATCTTCGTCTAGCTTCAACTTCAACTTGCGCATAGCAACTACAATAGAGCTAGCATAGATAAAGCCTTGTCCGCCTGAGATCTTGTCATCTGGATCAAACATGTCTTGTGATGCGTATGTGTGGTTAGTACAAACCATACCAATGTTTAGATTACCAAACATGTTAACACAGTTACGAACCAAGCTAGTCAATGCCTTTGGCTTACGTCCCATGTCACCTTTCATGTCACCAGCTTGGAACTGGTTAACGTCTGTAGGTGTCAGCAACATACCCAAGCTGTCAACTACGAACAATACTTTCGGACGTTGGTCTTCAGATAATGTTTTGTAGTCTGCGACAAACTTTGTAATTGTCATTGCTACGTCATCGATCATAGCCATGTTAAGTTTTAGCAACTTATCTTCACCAGTATCAACACCAAGTGCATGAAGCCATGCTTCATCTAGAGCGTTTTCTGAATCGATAAGCACGACATAAATGCCTTGCTCTTGTGCGTGGCGAATTAAGTTACCAGAGCAGATATAAGATTTACCTGCGCCAGATTCACCAGCAAACACAGTTACCTTACCCATTGGAACGCCTTTGAAAAAGTCGCCACTAATCAAATAGTTTAGTGTATAGTTGCCTGTGCTAACCCAATCAGTAGGGTCATTGAAACCAATGCTAAGGCCTTCGATGCTCTTAGTGATTTCTTTTCTAAATTTACTTACGTCAAATGGTTTTGTCATTTTGTTCTTCCTTTTGTTCTTGTTGGTATTGCATTACCATCCTAGTCACTGGTTCCATTTGTTCTTGAAACACATCTGGCACTTGCTGCGCCGCTTGTTTCATATCCCATTTAGTTGGATAGTGCCTAAGACAATGTACTGCATGTAGCCGCAATTCTCGCGGAATACGCTTCCAACGACCGCTAGAATTTGCTATTTCATCTAGCAGTTCCTTAGCAGCCATCACAGCCCGATATCGTTCGTCTGGTAGTGTCATATCTTTATTTGTTAAAAGACGTTTCTTAATCATGAAAAACCTGGGCGTATAATAACCATTTACCGGTTAGTTATCACAGAGGCCCAAGCCATAATTACTTTTGACGATTACGAATCATAGAGAGAATGTCTTCAACATTCTTCTTTGGCGCAGGAGTTGCACCATCTGTGTCAAAAGGAGCACTGTCATCTTCATCATCTGCAGGAGCTGCTGCCGCAGGAGCTGGTGTCGCTGCACGTGGTGCTGGAGCAGGAGCTGCCTTAGGAGCTGCGGATTCTGCTGCATTGTTGCTACCGAAGTTCAAACCGGCTGGCTTGAAATGAGCGCCCCAACGTGCTGGATCATACAACTCACCATCAACACTGGCTTTGAACATTTCATAGATAATGTCAACTTCTTCTTTAGTTGGCTTTTTAGGCATAAAGTCGTTTAAGTTGAACAAACCATGTTGCTCAATTGCAGCACGTTCTACTTCACTCAAGCCGCGTTCGCGACGTGCAAAGCTAGATGTACTGTAGTCAGCGTACTGTCCTTTTGTAGACTTGGTCAAACGGAAGTCTGTACCATTCTCAGTGTCAGTAAACAAACTTTCCATTTCTGGATCCATCAAAGCTGCTTTGATGATGTTAAAGATGCTTGGGTTGACAATGAACCTGCGAATAGAATTCTCAGGAGTGTTTTCTTCAGCCAAGCTGCTTTGAACAACGAAGCCTTGGAAGACGTAACTCTTCTTCTTCCAATACTGACGACCCAGATCTTCCAATGACTTATCCTTGAACCAAGGACGAATCTCTGTGTGAATAGGGCATGTTTCTTTCCACATTTCCATACAAGGAACAGTTACAGTAACTTGTTTATTTTCATCTCCGCCTTTAACGCCTGGGAAAGCGATGCGGATCATTTGGCGTTCGCGCCATGGGAAATCGTTACTTACGTCACCATCGGGAAGGAAACGGATAACACTTGTGGAATTTTCTGGGATGTTCCAGAACGGATAGATAGCGTTGTCGCCGCCACCTTGTTTTGTACCTGTAGTACGATTTTCTTGCTCAGCTAAGCGAGCGCGGATTTCTGCTAATGTTGCCATGATTTTTATCTCCAATAATAGGCCAGGGTGTACCAATATAGTTGCCTGGAACATAGGATACTCTCATCCTATGAACAATTGTAACACCTTATTAGATGTTACGTCAAGTACAAAATAACCTTTTGGCTATCTTGTACTCTATTTATTTCAGCACTTCACGAATGCTGAATTTATTAAATGCGCTTTCCAAAACAGTTTGGGGCGCCAATGATTTCATCACACGTTGCAATTGTCCAGCAACACTGGCTTTGCCAATAATGCTTCTGGTCAAGTTTTCAACTACGTGTGCATCTAACATGCCTTCACCAACGTATTCTGCTACAGTGGTCAAGTTTGTTTTCAATTCTTCGTCTTCCAATACTGGCAATACCATATTAATCAAATCAGTAGTGCCAATGGTTGGACTTTCGTAAACCATCAAGTCTAACAAATCAGTTTCTGGTAAGCTACGCACTGCAATACTCTCAGCCATTTCAACTTGCTGTTGTAATGAAGCTAAACTTTCTTGAGCAGCTTGACGCTGACTAAATGCTTTCATGTAACCGTTTAGCTTTGGCAACATATCGCCAATGCTTTCATCGAATACGTTCTTTGTCAATTTTTCTTTTAGTGTTTCATTTTCGCTTGCATCTTCTTCATAGACATCGTTGCGTAATGCATCTGGACTGTAGCGATGTAATACTGATTTGATTTCATCCAATCGTCCCTTTACTACTGCGCCAATATCACCAGCTTGTTCTTGTAGTCCGTTGCTTTTGATATAGCTAGCAACTTTCATCAAACGTTCGCGCTCTTCACTTAAACTAACAATCTTGCTACCGAGTTCGTCATACGGTGTGCCACCTTCTGCTACGTGGTGTGTCATTGCACGTGCGCCTAGCAAGTGATTGCTTGGATACTTGAAACGTTCACCCGCTGCGTTTTCAATAAACAATGCAGCAATGTGCCTACTACGGCTACCGCGAACTTCTTCATTTACTGGATTTTTGTGTCTAATAACTAATCTAGCACCTTCAGTTTTTTGGTAACTTGTTTTAACGCTGCCCATAGCAGCACTCAATGATTCTGCCATCAAGTTTTTTGGTTCAATATCCTTATTACTGTAAGGCATAACGTCTACTCCTAGAATGTATTTTTTTGCTATTCCATTGTCACTATCTTTTAGCGCATTGACAAACTTGTCAACTAATTGCTTGTCAGAACTAGGACCAAATTTAATTTGAATAGTGTTAGTTTCTTCGTCTATAGAAACTAACATTTTGTTATTTTTGCTATAAAATTTTCTGCCGTTTTCAGACTCGAGAGTCTGTTTTCCCGATTTATCGAATACTTGTAGTTTGTTGCCAGTTCCTACCAACTGATTAAAGATCTCTGATGCAACTTGATTAAAATTTATAGCCATACTGTATTTACCATTATTGTCTTATAACATACCAATTGGCATTGGGGTTATGTAATCATTACTACTTCGTTCAACCAAATAGTTCCATGTCTGCTCATCGTATCTCATCAAGTGTTCGATGATACGAACTGCTAGCACAGTTGCCATAACCAAGTCATCTGTTTCACCCTCTTTAGCTGCAAAGCTAGGACCGTGTGCAACGAATGTTTTTATCTCACCTATCAAGTTTTTACTATATAGTTTCATTTTATCAGATTCGATATAGTATTTTAATTTAGTACAGGCTGCTAACTTGCTCTTTGCTGTAGTGTTAAAGCCTTTACGTGCCTTGCCTGGTTCACTTAAAAAGAAACCAGGTATGCGTTCTTCGCCATATTCGCTGATTGCTACTAGAGCTCCTTCGCCTAGAGTATTATTTTCAACACTCCAGTATAGCTTGTCGTTTTCAACGCCCTCGGCTTTCATCCATTCAGCCATGCCAATTAATGTACGCAATTGTCCACGGACGTCTGTTTTATTATGTTGCCATTCAGCAACTTGTTCTAATTCTGGTAAACTGAATACTTGAATAG